CCGTGAAGCCGGCTCAGATGAAAAAAAAAACCCGAGTTTTCTTTATAATGTTCCTCATAAGATTGTTAATAGATAAAATCTCATTTGGGGACATATTCCCGCAGTTCTATGGGAATGGAAATATCGGTATCGGACACGTTTGGAAGGATGGAGGAGCTGAAAGAATCGCTCGTGATATAGGTGCCTACGATAAGCTGCTCTCGTTTTTTGAGACAGACATCGCGAAGATGGACCAGTCTTTACATCCTTGGCTCCTCACGCTCCTCTTTTCCTTACCTTTGTCTCTGTACAACCCTGATGGAGATGAAGAAGAATACAAAATGCTCCGAGCGTTTATGACCTGGTCAGCTGATGAAACCGCAGTAAAAATGGTTAAGTGGACAGGCATGGACTATCGAATTGTCGTCGGTGTTATGTTTTCCGGTCTTTACGGAACATCTTGGGGTGACTCTCTCTACGCAGACGTCGCCCTGCGCACTCTCTACTATTACGTTGATGACTATTTACACTATTGCTTGTTGAAGCTTAGTGGAGTCCCTGCCCGCCCCGTTCAAGGCGATACTTGCCAGGTTCCTTCGTGGCTTACGAAAGAACAAGCTGCTCAAGCAATTGAGCTATGGGATGAATTTATTCACAAAGGGAAAATTTACGGAGACAATATCCTGTTTTCTCTACCTACTTTGATAATGAAGATAATAACAAATCCCTTAGATCCCGAAGAAAATTTACCGCATTACCCCTTTGGTTTTATTCAAAGGTTTTTTTCCCATCGTTTTGGAATGCGCTTGAAATTGGAAGAGACCCATGTCTTCCATGGTGACGAATTCTGGACCACTGTAACTCAGGTCCGGGACGTCTCCAACCCTATGATATGCGATACTAGAGTCATACATGGGGGTGTCAAGTACTTGAAACGGTTTTTTTATCCGATTTCATGTTGGCGATGCAGTCTTTGCTATGCCCTTCCGACCCATAGTCGATTATTATACTAAGTCGATCACATCCGCTATTCAGGTCTATAGTAGAAATACGTGGACCTCTAAGTGGATAGGGTTGCTAATTGACTCAGCCGGTACCAATTCAGGAGCTTGGAACTACTTAATGTTCCTTCTCCGCAACCATTTCGAAAGAGAAAAAAACCCTGACGACGCCTGGCAGGCTATAATCGAGAGTGATGATATTATTTGCTCTCCTGAATTTGTCGCCCGCGCTCGTAAGATGGGAGTTACCCCTAAAGACTACTTCTGTTGCAAAAACCCCCGAGAGATGATGCGAGAATTCGCCCCTCAAGAGTTTAAAAGGTTTCTCCATTAGGAGACAATGAGCTTTCCTG